AGAAAATAATGGAAGGGTTAGATGCAACGAAAACAGTAAGTGCAGTAAGAACAACTAAAGAAGCGGGAGCAGATTCAACAGATTTTATAGATGTTCCTGATTTTATAGCTCGTCATAAATATCTAGAAACAACGCTTAAATTAAAAAAGCGTATGGAGGATAAGGAAAATGGATCAACAGGAAACACTATCACCGTCGTTATCGGGACAGGTTTTGTTCCCCCCGGAACACCTATTGTTGCCACATCAATTAGACGTGATGCAGAGGAATCCACAACGATTTAAGACAATCGTTTGGCATCGCAGAGCCAGAAAGACTACCACTGCCATTTATGAGTTAGTTAAGCAGGCGTTTCTACGGGTAGGAGTGTACTGGCATATCTTTCCCACATATTCCGAAGCCAAAGACGCTGTATGGCGTGATCCTCACATGATGTTTAGTTTTATTCCCAAAGAGATGATACAGAAACGTAATGATAGTGAGCTAGTTTTAACCTTTGTGAATGGATCTGTACTACAACTGATGGGTGCAGATAATCCCGATACATTAAGAGGTGCTGGCCCAGTAGGATGTGTACTAGATGAGTTTGCCACTATGAAATACGAAGCATGGCAAGTTATTGAGCCTATTTTACGTGCGAACGATGGATGGGCGTGGTTTATCGGTACACCCAAAGGCAAGAACCACCTCTATGAGTTCTATCAGCGGGGACTTCAGGGACATAAAGAATGGAAATCCTTTTATATGACGGCATTAGACTCCGGCATCTTTGCACCCGAACAGTTAGAAGAAACCAAAAAGAGCATGACACAACGTATGTTCTCTCAAGAGATGATGTGCGATTGGTTGGAGAATGAGGGAACGGTATTCAGAGCAGTTCGTCAGGCAATGATTAGTCAGGTAGAATCGCCTAAATCAGAACATTTATACGTTATCGGGTGTGACTTAGCTAAAGTAACAGATTTCACGGTGTTGACGGTGTATGATAGAATACATAATAACCAAGTCTATCAGGAGAGATTTCAAACGATAGAATGGCCATTTCAAAAGTCTAAGATAGCGGCACTTTCCAAACACTATAACAATGCACTCGTTATTCTTGATGCAACGGGATTAGGCGATCCAATAGCTGATGATTTGACGAGGATAGGAGTACCAATCAATCCATTCAAAATAACCGAACAAACGAAAAAGGATTTGATTGAGAAACTTAGCATTTGGATAGAGCAACGAAAATGTACACTGTTACCATTAAATGAAACACTCAATGAGTTCGACAACTTCTCGTATGAAATCGGCCCAACTGGGAAAATCCGATACCAAGCCCGTGAAGGTTTTCACGATGACATCGTCCTCTCCCACGCCCTTGCTGTCTTCGGACTCACACCCATTGTCAAAGAACGAACCATGCCCGACCAAACAAGACTCCACCAACACTTCATCAACATTAAAGACCAGTACTCTAGAGAACTCATCTCCGACCAACACGACTTCGACAACTCCTAATGAAACAGTTGAAGGAACAAGACCTGATGATATGTGGCCCAGTGAGATAGAACTACGAGATGCACTCATGTGGGCTGAGGATGTGATGAGTCGGTGTCAAATACCTTTTATCGTTCTAGGAAGTGCGGCGTATCAAATACTAAATGATCAAGAGCTTCATGTACCGAAGATAACCATAGGAGTTCTCAAACAACACGCTATGCCCGAACAGACGAGCTTATTGAAAGCCTGCGATCCGTCTATAGAGATGAACATGGATGGATGGACGATTGCTTTAGGAAGTGCAAAAGTAGTTTGTAGAGTTCTTACAAAGAATTATCCAACACTTATGAACCCCGATGTTCATTGGTATTGGGTAGAGCCTTTCAAGATACCAAATCCATTTCAACAATACTGGATCGGAGATCATTATGATATTTGATAGAGATTTATCTGCTCAATTACATAAGGAATTATTTAGGCCTTTATGGCAAATAAAATTGATACGGTTTTTAATGAATCCACCACTAAGAAGGTTTTCTTATAAGTATTTTAGGGGGTTAGATAGTACTATTTACTTTACTGTTAAAAAGTAATTATTATGATATATGATGGATGAAAAAATACGTAATGATCACCAAGCACTTCTTCTTGAGTTTATCTGGAGACGGTTATCTACAATTCTTTCACAACTTAAAATGGAAACTGACAAATATGGAACAGTTCTTTATGATATGGGAACAACAAAGCGGGTTGCAGGGTTAGACTTTTGGCATACAACGGTAGATGCGCTGGGAGATGATTTAGACCAAAAGCTACAAGACTTATGATTGAAACTATTACTATTATCGGTTTAATTCTCGTTATTGGTATGCTTCTCGTGGAACGCTACTATGTGAATAAGAACATGAGAGAAGAGCGAAAAGAATGGACAAAAGGAATGTTGGCTAAAAGCCTACGGGAATTGACTGATAATGAAGCGTTAGAAAAGATACCGGAAGAAAAACCCTTCGTTGCTCCTGATACGATATCTATGGACGATGCGATAGAAGATGAGGAGTTATTTGACCGACATATAGAAGCGGTGAAGAAACAAGCACAAGAAGAGTTTGATAAAGAACACGAAGTGAAATAACTTGACACAAGATAAATCTTTATAGTATGATTTACTTATCATGCTTAAAGGTACAAAACATTCTTTTGAAACACTTCAACGTTTTAAGAAAATAAATCACTGGTGGAATAGAGGAAAAAATAATTATGCTTGGAGAGGAGGGATAGTAAAACATCCACTTTATCATATATGGAATGGAATGTATTCAAGATGTACTAATAAAAATATATCAGGATATAAAGATTATGGAGGTAGAGGAATTACATTTTGTAAACGATGGAGAGATGCACAAAATTTTATAAATGATATGTATCCTACATATAAAAAAGGATTAACTTTAGAACGAATTGACAATAATAAAGGATATTTTTTAGAAAATTGTCGTTGGGCTACGCCTTTAGAACAATCTCATAATACAAGAAAAAAGAATAAAAATGGATATTTTGGTGTATATTGTCATAGCGGAAAATTAGCTAGATATGAGGGAAGAAAAAAGAACTATTATGCTAAATTACAAAATAAAGGAAAAAAAATATATTTAGGATGGTTTTCTACAAAAGAAGAAGCGGCATTAGCTTATAATAAAGCAGCACTTAAATATCATGGGAAGTTTGCTCGTCTTAATATCTTCTAAAATCTTCAGTTATTTGACAAGTTGGGTGAATACCATACTATTAAATCTATGAAGACTGAATTTGTCCCCACAGAGCAGATAGGAAGTAAGATAGAAACATTCGTTGCAAATGTAGCCCAACAAAGAAAAGCCTTTGAACGGAGATGGTATAATAATAACTTCTTTGATGATGGCTATCACTATAGGTTTGTCAGTAGAACCACGGGAAAAGTGGTAGATTTAAGTTCAAGTAACGATTCATTCATTCCTTATAGAGCTATTCCTAAAGCCTCACGTCAGATTAGAGGAATAGCTAATTTATTACTTACAAACGAGCCGCAAGCTGTCGTATATCCTGAACACGTTTTACAGTCTAGTTATCCTAATCCTCAACAATACCAACAAGCACAATTAGAATCAGAGAAGAACGCTAAGCATGTCGGAAGGTGGATAGAGTGGTCATGGAAGAAGTATGAGCTGAAAAAACTATTAACTCACATGATTATTGTGGCTTCAAAACAAGGAATAAGCTACCTTCAAGTCTGGCCTGACCCGGTGAAAGAAGACATACGGTTTCAAGTCTACGATGCGTTTGATATCTATGTTGATCCCTCAGTGTCGGATATTTACGATTCACCTTTCTTGGTTAAAGCCGCACCGAAAACCATTGAAGAGATAAAAGCCAATGAAGATTTTGACGAAGATGCTATAGCAAAGATTCGAGCAGATAACAAGTACGCTCCATCAGAAATTAAAGAAGCCTACATGATGGCACGGTTCGGGATGAGGAGAAATGATGATAAGAATGCTACGGTCATTTTAAAAGAAGGCTTTGTCAAAGAGTATGTAAATAGTGAGAATATAGAAAAGATTAAATCCGATGTTAAAGACTTTAAAGGGAAAACGGGAGATACAATAATCCGTCAGATATTTGAAGTAGGCGGGCTTGTCTTACGGGATGTGTATACGGAGTTCAATGAGTATCCGTTTGTAGACTTCAGAATGGAGCCGGGGTACATCTATCAGGTCCCTCTCATAGAGAGATTCCTTTCTGCCAACAAGTCGCTTGATGCGATTATGAGTAGAATCGAACGGTACATAGGAACACAAATTGTTGGTGTGTACATGAAGCGACGGGGAGAGAACTACCGAATTAATAACATTGCAGGTGGAGCAGAGATTGAATACGATACAACCCCTCCAGCTCAAATGAACTTAGCTCCCATGCCACAGTTTGTTTTTCAATTTATTAATCAACTAGAAAGTATCATCGAAGAACAGGGTGCAAGTACATCAGCGTTAGGCAATGTCCCTACGGGCGTGAAGTCAGGTGTTGCTATTGAATCACTCAAAGCTACAGAATATGCAAACCTTAAAATTGCTTCTGATCAACTCAAAGGTACGGTGTATCGGATAGCGCAACGGATGATTGATTTAGCCTCACGATACTTTATCTCACCCAAGACAGTAACGATGATGGAAGATGGCAAGCCTACTTACTTTGATATCATTGGAGAGCGGGGAATGGAAGCACAAAAGAGACTGGCACAAAAGAGTCAGACGGAAGTTCCAGAGGCTACCGTAGTTCGCAAAGACTACAATATCGAAATAGACGTACAAAGTGGCATGGGATTCACGGAAGAGGGTAAGAGGACGACCATGATGCAACTCATAGACTATTCTCGCCAACTAGCCGCTGAAGGGCTTTTGACCCAAGATGCGCTTAATATTATTATTAAAAACTTCATGAAAACATTCCAATTCGGAAATACTGCAGAGTTCATGGAAGCTCTTGAGAATGGGACACAAGCAGGACAAGCAGGGGTAGACAAGTCAATACAGGCGGTCAAGGTGGGAGTATTAGAGGCCATGAAGGAAGCGGGAGAAATAGGCCCAGAGGCTTCAGATAAGAGAATTCAGGAAAATAAAGTAGGAGTATTGGAAGCTCTAAAGGAGAGTGGACTAGCGGATAAAATGAATGGGCCAGTGGCAGATAATCCTGAGCTTGCCCCTATTCCATATAAAGATGCTCCTGAAGATGTCAAACGCCAGATGGAAGCCAATGCAGGGCTTAAACCTTCTCAAATGGTATCTCCAGTGGGGACTGACCAGATAGTGAAAGAAACTAATCTTGAACAAGCACCTCTGAAGGAAGAACGACAATATGAGTTACAGAAAGAACAATTAAAGCAAAAAAGTATTAAAAAGGGAGGAAAGTAATATGTATAACAAAGGTGATGAGGAAGTAAAAGTAAGAAAACAGTTATCTGAAAATATAGAAGGGACACCTACAGAGTGTATTGCTCATTTGGTTGCATATAACGGGAGTCTTCAAATAGCACATTGGATGGCAAATACTGTAACAAATGAACATAAAGCATTAGGTGAACTTTATGATTCAATGGTTGGATTGGTAGACACATTTGCTGAAACCTATATGGGAAAGTATGGAGTCATTACATTTCCAAGAGATGGCATGATTGAAGACATTCATCAGGCGCCTATAACAAAAGGACTTGAGATAGTAGAGTATTTACAAAAAGAGTTTTCTATTGGAAAAGATGATGACCTATTAAATATCATCGCAGATATGTCGACCGCATTAAATAAAGCAAAGTATCTTTTGAAGGAGTAAGTATGGCTAATCCAGTAGTATTTCTTGAATATACATTTTTAATAGATACAGAAAAAGCGTTTCAACACTTATTTGAGTTTGAGAAGCTTTTGGGTGAGTTTCTTGCTACTCGTGGACTTCAAGCGGAAAATATTAAATCTGTTGAAGGATCACTAGCTAAACGGGTTATGTTTATTACAAAACGTATTGATGGTGGAATGATTCCAAGTGGTCAGGAAGAGCATAAGCAAGCCGGACGACCTATTATGTTGAAAACACGAATCCGTCAGTTGTCAGATAGGAAACTCCGTGCACCAGCTATTCAATTTATGAAAAAAGGGAAATAGTTCTAGAAAGAAGAATTAGATATGTCAATAACATTTCAAAATAGGATAGGTGATGGTACAGCTACAGCTAGTTCTGAAAATGCTCCAAGTCAAGCAGCTGCAAAAGCGTTTGATCAAGACGAATTAACTAAATGGCTGGCTTCTGAAACTACCCCTTGGATACAATATCAGTTTCCAGGTAGTAATACCTATGCTATTACTTCTTATGTAATAGTTTCCGGTGATGATGCTCCTGAACGGGATGCTAAAGACTGGCAACTTCAAGGTTCTCATAATGGTAGTGATTGGAC